AATCTGATACGTTCCTAGTGTCAATCATAGTTTTCATAAATTCCGCCTGTAGTATATAGTAGGTACATCATTGATTTTTCATCTTCAGTTAACTCTTCAGAAGAATACCATTCTGATGACTTGTCTGTCAAATAATAGACGGCCTCTCCTTCTTTATTCATTTTCAAATCAATAAAGTTTTTAAACCACAGTGATGACATAAGATCAGATTCAATTATTTTTATGTTTTTAATTAGTTCTTGCTGTTCTTCATAGAATTTTTGGGTGAATTTATATACTGGCTCACCTAAAGCATTCTCTCCCATGTAAGCAATATAGTTTTTTTCTATCATCCAGTCAATTATGTGGTCTGGAAAGTCCATCAAACTATCCTTCTAACAAATCCTAGTATGCAGGCATAACAATGATAAACTCTGTGATCGCATTCTGTACTTTTTCTTTTGGCCCAGCCAGGAAAATCTAAAGGTTGCGGCCCAGAACTACACATGTTACATGTTTGATTTGGCAACAGGTTTCTTCCAGAAAGACATGTATTACACACTCTTGGCCTATTGCTTTTTTTAATTCTTTTTTGTTTAGAGGAGGATGTTCTTTTTTCTCTTTCTGGGATAGTTCCATCTTTTAGGGGAACCCTATCCCCCTTCCATAAATTACATGATTTGTGTGCCAGCCTTAAATTATTAACATTCCAAGATCCACCTTTAGATAAAGGAATCCAGTGATCTATTGTTCTTTTTTCTTTTTTCCCAAAAGGATTTTTACAAATAAAACAAAGATCGCCATCTCTTTTTATAAGAATATCAATAACTTCTTGCTTCCCCTGCCAAGTTATTTCAATCATTAAACCATTCCTATATGCCAATCATTATTAGGATCATTCATTGGAGGTACTCTTATTATATTGTTCGGATTGGCAGCAGATGCAGCAGCAAGTCTATTATCTCTTATTAATTGCTTATATGTATGCACCTCAATTTCAACATCGTCAGATTCTTTTCTTGTTCCTGTAATTGAATTATAGATAGCGCCACATACTGCATCAGACAAGTCCTTAGATCCCTTTCTTGGGTGATCTACTTTGTCACGAATAATTCTTAGTTGTAATAGTTCGTCAACTAGAAGAGGTATTCTTGGGCCAACAATTCTTTCTTCTCCTACCAACATAGCCATATCATCATAGTGCTTCTTAGCAACTGATAATGTTTCTGTTTGCATACCAATCATTCTAAGTTCTGATTGAATATCATGCGACTGCCAGCGGTCAAATGTGGTCTTTTTAATATTAAATCCGCGAGACCTAAGATCTACAATAAACTGCTTAACTTCTGAAAAGTCTACTGACTTATCTGATGTTGGAGTCCACCATCTTACACAATCAACAACCACCACTGGGCTTACTACATTATGGTCTAAGAAGGACTTAATGTTTACCCATCTATCAACGTGAGCCAAGGCGACCGCACAGTGATCATGCTTTTGTGCAAGGTCAACATGGACGAAATATTCTTTTTCTTCTACTGGTGTAAAGAAATCATAGAATCTTCCAAACTCATCCACCCCATTGTACGGCTGATTAAAGCATGTTTCAATCTTATCTCTTGATTTGAAAAATGCATCTATTGAGTCTGGAGGCATACATGCAAAACGTGACAAGGCATCTATTGAATTGGTAAAGAATGCTCTCTTAAAGTCATCAATGCTTCTTGTTGGATTTATTTCCCAGGTGGGTCTTTTTAGTGCGAACACTCTTGGAAATCTATATGCATTTATGTTGTCTTCTTCCCAGTCAATTTCAAACTTGTTTTCTTCTATTACATCATCAAGTTCGTCATCGATTTTAAATGTATGATTTCTTACAATGACTTCTTTGTCAGCAATTACGGAGTCATACCGCTGTTGAATAAAGTCGCCCTTGAATCTTGGGAACGACAAAAGAATTACTTTCCCATAGTCTGGAAATCGTGAGTCTACTGATGCTCTATACATATCATAGATGGCTTGTGCTGTTTTAGACTGGTCACTGCCACTAGTTGACTCCATGCTGAAGCCAGAAATCTCATCTAGAATGACACAAATAACATTGTATCCTTCCCATGACTCTCTTTCAGAGTGTCCAGAATGACATGTTATAGATTTATCAAAAGATACAGCCTGTTGGGTAACAGTATACTTTCCAACAAACCACGGGGATTCCTCAATTCTTTTTCTGAATCCTTTGAAGAATACATTTTTAGCCTGGTCAGCGTTAATAGCAATATTAATAATATCAATGGCATCGCCAGGGGGTTTACCATAATATTTCGCTGGATCTTTGAGGCAAAGTAGCAAATAAACAAGGTATGCAACAGCAACCGTAGACATATAATCCTTACCGCTTCCTTTTCCAAGTTGCAGGATTACTTCATTGCAGGTTTGCTTATATCTTTTTAAACCTTCTTCTTCACCATATATTCTTATTAGAGTTTCTTTTTTATATATCTGAGTCATTGATTTGATACATTGATACTGGTATTCAGAAAGTGGAGGAAGTCTTAAGTATTGTTCACTAGTTGCGAACTCTTCAATAGTTACAGGGATCTCATCAAACTCGTCACCATCAAGTGCCTGTAAAAAATCCTCAAACATCAGTATCCTTCTGCTCTTCCAGTAACCTGAGACAGCCTTTGGGACACCTCTTTACGACACTTATCACAGTCTGCAATTACTTCTTTTAGAATGCCGACAAGTACTTCTTGTTTCTTTTCAGTCTCTATAATTTGGTCAGCAATCTCATTATTTTCAATGAGCCCAGCCTTTTGTAGCATATCTATTTGCTTTTGCTGAACGTCTGATATAAGTTTTAGGGCGGCTGTTTTTTGTGGCAATAGCCCTTGCTGGTCTGCCTGACTAACTACTGACCATGCTTCTTCTATTAGCATAGAATAATGTTGATCGGCACCAGCGAGTGCTTCTCTTGCTCTATTTTGAATAGTCTGATCACTATGAATGACACTGCGCCATTCATTAAGATACTCTTGAACCTCTGTTCTTTTAAATCCAGTCTGCTTGGCAATAATACTAGGGTTAGTAGTTCCCTTGAGAAATACCTCAACAACCTTATTAATTCGCTCCCAGCGGTCAGCAAGTTCTAGTTCAGACAACTTCCTTCTTCTTCCCTGTTCTCTTAGGCTTTACTATACCCTTTAATTCCTCTACATAAAATGATCTAAATGGTCCTACAGGCATCTGAAGGCAGTCAATCCACGATACATTTTTCTCATAGTTAATAACAAGACTAATGAACTTAAAGGTTCCTCTTCTGTTCTTGAATCTAATAATGCTTCCAGGAACAATTTCATCTTTACCGTGCTTTAGTTCTTTGAATACCTTAATGTTATTATTGTACGGGAAAGGGACGCTTTCAGTTTTTCTTTTTTTCCTAGTAGTCATAATTTATCACCTCTATTATATCATTATAGAGAATGGCCTCCGTTGCGAGTGGGCGACCAAACTAATCCTGGCCTGTCAATATTTCTAATAAGCCTTATGCCACAATCTGGGCAAATGGCATTATCTCTTTGCTCTATATTTAATATAAACTCATACGACTTGTCACATTCTAGACATGTAAATGTATATAAAGGCATTACTTCCATGTCTCCTTTATTGCAATACTCAATAGTACCAGATAGCCCATAAGATCGTCAAGATCATTTTCTTTAAAAGTATCGTCACCGTTACTAAATCTAGATAATTTATCGTCAATTCGTACCTTGAGTTGCTCAGTGGTGTCTGAGTGAGAAAAAATTCTCACTGGGTTCAACGCTGAGTTTCCATATGATCTATTCTTATCAATTAAAAGGTCTGAAATTCTATTGCATTCTGACTGAATGGCTGCCTCAACTTTGTTTCTTGGAATAGTGCCAAGGCTTGACCTAACATTATCCATAATTTCTTTGGTATACATTGACTGTACATCTTTTTCAATCACTTAGACCAACTCCTTTGATTTCTAATAAGTCCATATTGTACTAAATATCTATAAATAGTTTGATGGCTGGTGTTACATTCTTTTGCAATATCCTGTATTGTTTTTTTATCAACTACATAGCGCTTGGTTAGCCAAGATTTACTTTGATATAGTTTAGCCATTGTTCACCAACTTATGGTATGCATAGTAGGCAATTCCCATTGCATCACCAGCATCGTGATCTTCAACGTTTATGTTATATTTATTGTTAAAGTAGTCCATAGTTTTTTGCTTACGCATTTCTCTAGCCTTATTACGATACCATGAATCTGACTTGCCTGGAAAGTCTTTTCTCAAATTATCTTTTTCTACTTTAGTAAAGTTTTTATTTCCAATAAATGGCTGCCATGCACTTGGAGGAACAGTGACAATCATATCTTTTCTCCAAGCCAACGCGGACACAACGGAGCCAACAATCATTGCCATCTTAATTGCAACATCTTGAGATTTAACCATAATTGCAGACTCAATGCATATGTAGTCTACAGATAGCAAATCTTTATTCGCCGCGACCTTTTGATGCGCGTCAATTATTTTGTCATGAATAGTAGCACCATAAAAGTTTATCTTTCCCCACTTTATTGGCTTTTCGTCAAAGATGCAGAAAGCCAGAGAAGTAGTAGATGAATCTATGCCTAATATTCTATTTGCTCTTGGCTTTGCTAATTTTGCTATTGATGACACCAAGCATCTCCTTAATCTTTATACTATTATGATCCTTAGTAGAAATTTCACAGGCACCACATATATTATTAGAATTATATCTGCTTAATTCTTTTGAACAGTTCTGGCATATTCTTATGATTCCAGCGAGCCGTGCTTTATTTTCATAATATCTTTGCATAATTCTTTTATTAGTGGCTCCACGACAACAAATGTTGTCGCAGTATTTTTGATTCTTTTTTCTACTTTGAAAATGATTGCCACAAAAACCACATATTTTAAAACTATCGTCAGTCATCCACGCCAACTTTAAGATTATCTATTTTTAGTGTTCCCTTAGGATCTAAAGAATTACATTTTTCTAAAACTGGACACCCTTTACATTGCCAAGTTGATTTGGTATATCCACGCTTAGGAAGTTCTCTAGACTTCCATGTTTCATATACATTAGTCATCCAGTCAAATACGTACCTTATATAGTTTTTATTTTTTTCAGACATTACTACTGGAATTGCCAACAACTCATTGTCATTTTTATTTTCGTAAAGAAGGAATCCTTCATCGACTCCTTCTACTTCCATATAAATTAAAACCTGTAGCAAGTGGCTATTTGACGGCTGCATTTCTTGTTTTCTAGCAATGAAGTACTGATCTTTAATTGTTTTAATTTCACCAACAATTTCTTTTCCATCAACTTCCAGGATTATGTCGGCAAATCCACGAATTGGTGGCTTCAGGGATCTTATCTCCCTTTCTTTTTCTTTCAACGGTCCAGCCTTTTCCATTGCAGCCTGAATTCTAGTATGCGAGTCAGTACCATTATCCATAGATGCAATATTCATAGCAGGAGTATCCTGTGTAAACTCTGTTCCATCGAATGCTATGATCCAGTACCTAGCACAAGTTCCATGCCCATAACCAAGAGTGCTGGGAGCAAAAGAGTTTTTCTTTTTATATTCCGTAGTGGGTCGCTGATCTTGATAGGAACTATAAATTAGTTTAACTAATTTTTTAGGATCGACAGCGGTATCCTTTGGTCTATTTCTTATTGATGATATTAAATTCTTTGCCATTAGTATCCTAAATTCATTCTCGCTACGTACTTTAGTGAATCGACAAGTTTGTCAATTGAGTCTTTAAGGGTGTAGTACAGATTCTTTTTAATATTGTTAGCAGAACCTGATGGACCCTTTGCTAAAGTAGAATAGTATGTTGCAAGTATACCAAACTTTGCTGATAGTGCCTGCAACTTGGCAATTAAAACTACCGCCTGTGTTGATGGAATGTCTGGCTTACTGAATATCTTTACAACTAATGCAAGCGCCTCGTCAACTTCACTATCACTTAAGAAATCATGAATTTCAGTAAACTCTGATATTTCATTTATCAGATCAATCGTGTTTTCCATTTTCCACCAACTCCTCTAATTTAGACCATTCAATTACCGCAAGTCTTGTTTTCCCATCTAAAACTAATAATAATGCTGGATCTTTACTTCTATCTGTTCTTAATGTATCTGTTACTATTTTTGCCCAGGCATCCTGGCTTATAGAATATGACTTTGAATATTCTTTAATATCAACAATGAAATTCTCCCAGGTAGCATCTGATTTGGCGTACTGCCCCCTACCTGAATTTTTATGAGCCTTTCCACCGATTCTTTTAATTTCTGATCTTTCGCTCATATTGATGCCTTACCAGGATGACCATTTGAACACACCCAAGTTATAAGCCTTTGTCTTTCATTAAACTTTGCTTCATATGAAGTTTCATAGCATCCGTTTTCTGGACAGCCATAACTTCCTTCTATATCAATCAATTCACTATCATGATTTTTAGATTCACTATCTGTTGAGATAAAACTTTTTGGATCTATCATATCTTTTCATACACCAACTTAGTTAATTCATCTTTCATGTCAAGATCTTCTCTTGCTCTCGCAACAACATTGGCACGACCTTGAATTCTATCTCCAAGAACTGTGTACCATGCTCCACCACGCTCAATAATTCCAAGCATTTCTGCTGTGTCAATTAAATCTGCTGTAGTGTCAACACCTACATGATCGCCCTGAAAATAGAAGTCATATGATCCAGTAATAAATTGAGGGCCAGTTTTATTATAGTCAATAGTCCAGTTTACTGGTCTTCCAATTTTTTGTTCTATTAGTTTGTCCCCTACAGATATTTTCCCCTTAATGGACTGGGCCTCCGCCTCGCTTGACCATAGTTTAATGATGGTGCTACTAAAAAACTTAACTGCCATGCCACCCGTGGGAATATGGCTTGCGTGCATAGTTCCGAATTGATTACGTTGCTGAGAGATAAGAATAAGAAGAGTTTTGTCATTGACATAGTTAAGCATTTTTACTGCATGTGTCATATCTTTTGCTTCTGCACCAATTTGTTTTGTATCTTGCAGTTGTTTAAGATCGTCAGAATCTTTTTCAAAATAAATGGCTGGAAGAAGAGCAGAGATAGAATCTACTACTAGCACATCTACACCAGACTTAATAAGTTGTGTACCAATATCGACCATATCATTTATTGTTTTTGCTGGAGCATAAATAAGTTTTTCTGAATCTACTCCTAATGTTTCTGCCCATTCTGGAGAATAAGATTGTTCTGCATCAATCCAGGCACATAGTTTTCCATCTTTTTGAGCCTCTGCAATAATTTGTAGGCAAAAGGATGATTTTCCAGCACTCTTATTACCCCATATTAAAACTTGACGACCATATGCTAGTCCACCTTTAAGTGCTACGTTCAGCGATAGGCTTGGTGTTTTTAATTTTTGTATTTCTACTTCTGATGCTGCGCCCACCAGTTTTCTTATTTTCGGATCTAGTTTTGCTAGTACTTCTTCTATCATTATCTCTGTCATAAAAATGATTCTCCAATATCTCTGCTAAATTCTTAATGTCTTGCTCGCGTGATTTTTTAAGTTTTGAAATAATAGACAGCATAA